CTCCTTATTGGTTTAATAATGTAATTTCATTTTACAGGAATATACACAAAATAACAAATATATCAGACGAAAAAAAGGAGGCGTTAGCCTCCCTCTTTCCCATATCTCTCCCTCCTATCTATGTAATATTACTTGCTCGTATCCCTCCTCTCCTTCGTGATGAGCTGACCAATCCAAAGATAGATTGTATCTTTGACAGTAGTCAGAAATTTTTTCTACAATTTCCCTTGGACTGTCCCAAGCTGTTGTAAAATCAACTTGTAAATAGTTTTCTTTATCTTCGCATATTTCGACATCGTAAGCGTTCCACTTAGTCCCCCACCAAGAGTTTGACCAATCGTACCAATTATCAAAACCATACTTAAAGACAAGCATCTTTCTGACTTCAAGATCTTTAGGAACGTACCTACCCATGACGTTTTCATATCCTTCTGGTTGGTCACCATTTGAGAAATCTTCAATGCTTATCTCAGCACCCTTTTTAATTTCTTCTGGCATTGGGATTATTCCATTGAAATCAAACTTACCATCTTCAATCCCCAGATCATTCTTGAGGATTTGAAGAGCAAGTACCTCTTGCTCTTCGTTGGTGTTGGTCTGAATCATTACTTCATTTTGTGTATGATTAGGCATCCTAGTTTCTCCATTGCTCGATTCTAAGAATCGAAGTAGGTTTAACTTCATAAGGTAAACGATGACTAAGCTTAATATAAGCTTGCTCATTGTCTCCCTTTAGAACACCTTGAAAGACTCTCTTGTCTTTGCTCATGTTAGCGTTGACCATCTCGACATCTTGGAAAGACTTCAAAGTCTTTCTTTGTCCAAAGCCGTTAGGCTTAATAATGAAATGCTCAATCATTGCTTTCCTTATCGTTGACTTTAAAGAATCAATTGTCTTCTTAGTCTCAAGGTATGCAATTACCTTTGGCTCTTGGCTCAATGCTACAAGATTATCTTGTAGGCTTTTTATTGTATCTAGTTGTTTCATAACTAGTTCTCTCCAAATTGTCAGTAGCGTAATGTTTGGTTATTTAATTACCTACTGAACTACGTTCAGTATACTCTCATGTATACATATTACAAACATATATTTAACATACTTTAGCACATGGGTCTCTATTGGAACGAGTCCCGATTTTTGCCATTCGTATTTTCTTGAGGGGGTACCCCCCATAAGAGGGGCGTGTATTTTTTTATTAGGTATATATATAACTATAGACATCTACAATTACCAACAAAACCATTTTACCCCCCCCTCTTCTTTTGGGACCCCTATTGGGGTACTATATTTCACACAAAAAAAAATATTTTGAGATGTCTGCTGAAAACACAAAATTAAAACACGTTCCAGACGATGCTCTAAAAGAGATTGTGATGATTCAAAACCGAATCGAACAGCTCGGAGTTAAGGAAAAATCACAAACGGATTTCATCGAGTACGTTAAGCACGTGTGGGACGGCTTCATAGAAGGCGAACACCACAAGCTCTTCGCTGAGAAGCTAGAGCGCGTAGCCCAAGGCAAGTGCAAACGCCTGATCGTTAACATGCCCCCTCGTCATACCAAGTCCGAGTTCGCTTCCGTGTTCTTCCCGTCCTGGATGATGGGACTTAACCCGGACATGAAGATCATGCAGACCACTCACACCGCAGAACTGTCCGCTAGGTTTGGCCGTAAGGTGCGTAACCTCATGGACACGGACGAATACAAGCAGATCTTCGAGAAGGTGAGCCTGTCCGCTGACAGCAAGTCGGCTGGACGATGGGAGACGAACAAAGGCGGTGAGTACTTTGCAGCGGGAGTCGGGGGAGCCATCACGGGTCGAGGTGCGGATTTGCTGATTATTGATGACCCACACTCGGAACAAGACGCTCTCAGTCCGAATGCCCTTGAGTCGGCTTACGAATGGTACACCTCCGGTCCTAGGCAGAGACTGCAGCCGGGGGGCATCATTGTTATTGTGATGACGAGGTGGTCTACTTTGGATTTGACCGAGAAGCTGATTAAGCGGATGAGCGAAGAACACGCAGACCAATGGGAGATCCTAGAGCTTCCTGCCGTTATGGAGGACAACACACCGTTGTGGCCGGGGTTCTGGAAGATCGAGGAGCTTGAGTCCGTTAAGGCTTCCATTCCTATATCGAAGTGGAACGCTCAGTACATGCAGAATCCCACTTCGGAAGAAGGGGCGTTGATCAAAAGAGATTGGTGGCAGATGTGGGAACACGATGATCCACCACCCTGTTCGTACATCTTGCAATCTTACGATACGGCTTTTAGTGCGAAGGAGACGGCTGACTACAGTGCCATTACCACCTGGGGTGTGTTTAAACCAAGCGATGGTGCACCGGAGTCCATTATGTTACTGGACGCTAAGAGAGGGCGTTGGGATTTCCCTGACCTGAAGACAAAAGCTTACGATGAATATAACTATTGGCAACCCGATATTGTGTTGGTAGAATCTCAAGCAAGTGGTACACCTTTGACGCAGGAGTTGCGAATGATGGGGATCCCAGTCGTGAATTATAGACCGACCAGGGGCAAGGACAAAGTTACAAGGGTTCACTCTGCTTCTCCAGTGTTTGAAGCAGGAATGGTTTGGGCTCCGGACACAGCCTTCGCAGAAGAAGTTATCGAAGAATGTGCAGCCTTCCCGTTCGGTGAACACGATGACTTTGTGGATTCGACAACACAGGCTATACTGAGATTTCGTCAGGGTAACTTTGTTAGGCTATTGTCAGACGAAGAGGACGATGAGCCAGTGCCCAAACAAAGAATATATTATTAAGAGGTAATTAAAATGGCAATAGGAAAACTAACAAAAGAAGCACTTAAGAAGGCTAAAAAAATTAAAGAACAATCCGGTGCTCCAGAACCTGGAACAATAGGAGCTAGAAAACCTACACCTAAAGTAGCACCTAAACCTAAACCTAAAGTATCACCCACAACAGGTAAAACACGTGGAAGACCAAAAGGCTCTAAAAACAAACCTAAAACAGCAGCAGTTGCAACAAAAATTTCTCCAGGCATGAAAACAGCCATTGCTGCACCCGGAGTTGGGCTAACAGCATTAGCTATAACTGAAAGTATAACTGGAAGAAAAAAACCAAAAGCAACAGAAGCAGCCAAAGTAACTTTCGGAGAAGCTTTTAAGAAAGCTCGTAAAGAAGGCGAAGGAACTAAATTTACTTATGAAGGTAAGTCTTACACTGCTGTAACCAAAGACGATCTAAAGAAGAAAGGCTACGATGCCAATGAACTGAAACAGTACGCCAACAGAAAGGGCAAAGCCAGAGGACCATTGCGTAGAGCAGGACAAGGCATTAAAAAAATTCTTTTGGGCAAAGACAAAAAGTTTGGTGGCGATAAAGGTGCTATTGATTTCATTAGAAAGCCTAAGAAGAAAGCTGCACCTCAGAAAAAAATGGGTGGCGGTATGGCTAATGCATCTGCACCTAAGAAATACAAAGCGGGTGGCATGGCTACTAAAGGGCTAGGCAAAGCTTACATGAAATCTAAGAGATAGATCATGGCTAAAAAGATAGCCAAGTCTTTAATAAAGAAACTTATTAAAGAGATTAAGGAATCCAATCCTTCTGATAAAGAAAAGGAGAGATACCGAAAAGGAAAACAAGCTCTTAAGTCTTATGTGCCTGAAATACAGAAAGCTCTTGATGATTCATATGGCGGTTCAACATTAAAAGTTATTAAGCCTGTTAAGAAAAGAAACGGTGGTCTAGCAACAAAAGGTCAGGGGAGAGCTTTTATAAAAGGTAAAAGATAATGGCAGATATAGATAAGGCAATTAACGTTGAAGAACAAATAGATCTTCAAATTAGAAACCGAACCAAGGGGATGGATGTTGAAGTCGATGTGACTGAAGAAAATCCTGAGATGGATTCTTTTGAACAGATGGAAGATGGAAGTATTGCCTTTGGCGATACCTTGCCTTCAATTGAAGATCCAGAAGACTTCTATGCTAATTTAGCAGACCTAATGGAAGATTCAGATATTAATTCTGTAAAGAATGATCTGATGAGTAACGTTGATTCTGATAAAGAATCTCGTAGCGATTGGGAGAAAACATACAAAGAAGGCCTTGAATACCTGGGCATGAAGTACGAAGAGAGATCTCAACCATTTGAAGGAGCATCTGGAGTGATGCATCCTTTATTGGCTGAATCCGTAACTCAGTTCCAAGCGCAAGCCTACAACGAATTACTACCATCTCAAGGACCGGTTAAGACACAAGTGTTGGGTATGACAACTCCAGATACCGAAGGACAAGCTTCTCGTGTTCAAGAATTCATGAACTATCAATTGATGCAGGTCATGAAAGAATACGATTCAGAAACGGATCAAATGTTATTCTATCTACCCTTGTCTGGTTCAGCATTTAGAAAGGTTTATTACGATCAAAATTTAGGCAGAGCCGTATCTAAGTTTATTCCAAGTGAAGATTTAATTGTGCCTTACGCTGCTACAGACTTGCACAGTGCAACCAGAATTACTCACGTAATCAATATGTCCATGAACGACATACGCAAATCACAACAAACAGGTTTCTACAGCGATGTGGATATAGATTCTGGCAACATGACGGCAGAAGACCTCGATGGTATTCAAGAAGGCATAGATGACTTGCAAGGCGTTAGCCCAGATTACAGCGATGACGATACGTGTAAAGTGCATGAGATTCATACCGAACTAGACATGCCGGGCTTTGAAGATCTTGACGATGAAGGCGAAGAGACGGGAATCAAACTTCCTTACATTGTAACCATCGGCAACAATAAAGTTTTAGCCATTAGAAGAAACTACAAAGAAGACGATCAACTAAAACAAAGAATCAATTACTTCGTACATTACAAATTTTTACCAGGTCTAGGATTCTATGGCTTTGGTTTGACTCATATGATTGGTGGCTTATCTAAAGCTGCAACGTCTATCTTGCGTCAGCTTATTGATGCTGGAACGCTTTCCAATTTACCGGCTGGATTCAAAGCACGTGGAATCCGTATTCGTAATGATGACCAGCCTTTGCAACCCGGAGAGTTCAGAGATATGGACGCTCCAGGTGGTAGTTTGCGAGACGCTTTTGTTCCGCTACCTTTTAAGGAACCAAGTCAAACCCTACTCTCTCTCCTAGGGATCTTGGTTGACAGCGGAAGGCGTTTCGCATCTATTGCTGATACACAAGTTGGAGATGGCAATCAGAATGCACCGGTAGGCACAACCATAGCCCTATTGGAACGTGGTACTCGTGTAATGAGTGCTATTCATAAAAGACTTCATGCAAGTCAAAGAATTGAGTTTGAAATTTTAGCCAAGGTGTTTGGAGAGTATCTACCGCCTAGCTATCCTTATTCCACATCGAATGGCAATCAAACAATCAAAGCCACAGACTTTGATGAAAGAGTAGACGTATTGCCCGTTTCAGACCCAAACACTTTTTCCATGAGTCAACGAGTTATGATGGCTCAAGAACTGTTGAGAACAGTACAGAGCAATCCAGAGATTCATGGCCAAACTGGTATATACGAGGCTTACCGAAGAATGTATTCTTCTATGGGTGTGCAAAACATTGAACAGCTTTTGCCTCAACCTCCTCAACCACAACCAATTGACCCAGCCAATGAGAACGCAAGTTTAATAGCAGGAATGCCAGCTCAAGCGTTTGCCGGACAAGATCACGATTCACACATCAACAGCCACATGTCTTTGTATGGAACGATAACCGCACAGTCAAATCCAGTTGTGTTGTCTTTAATACAAGCACACATCTATCAGCACGTTTCATTTAGAGCTTCTGAAATTGTAGACGAACAAAATGCTCAGAACCCAGAAATGCAAACCATGATACAACAGATACAACAGTTGCCACCAGAGACGGGCATGGAGTATCAACAACAATTGCAAGAGTCTGTAGCAAAAGATATAGCTGCTGTTGTGTCACAATTAACCGAACAGATTAATGCTATGTTTATGCCACCACCACCACAACCAGATCCTTTGGTTGAGCTAAGAGGCAAAGAGTTAGACATTAAAGCAGATGACGTACAACGTAAGCGTGAAGAGTTTTCTCAACGCCAACAATTTGATGCTATGAAAGCCATGCAAAATAATCAATTAGCAGAACAGCGTTTGGTTATTCAGAAAGACATTGCTCTTATGAAAGATGATATAGCCAAAGAAAGAATAGATCAGTCTGCTCAATTTAAAGCAATGGATATAATGAGAGGTAACAAATGAGTTCAATTAGAAAAGAACAAGCAGAAATGCAAAAGCAACAATTAAAATTAGAAGAGGAGCAAAGGATCAATGCCAATCAACCGATCGTCAATGAGAATGCAAATATCGACATCGACAAAATCGCGAAAGAAGCCGACAAAGAAGCCAACGAAATACTCGCAAAAGTCGTTCAAGAAAGCAAACCAAAAAAGAAAGCTGCCGTTAAAAAACCTAAAGCTGTCGTTAAGACTAAGGCCAAGGTAATCAAACCTAAAGTAAAAGTAGTAAAAAAGAAAAAGTAATGCCTCTAAAAAAAGGTAGCAGTGATAAGACGATATCTGCTAACATAAGTGAATTGACACGCAGTGGCAAGAAACCAAAGACGGCTATTGCTATAGCTCTTGAAGAAGCAAGAAAGTCAAAAAACAAAAAAGGTGAAAAAAAATGGAAAAAGTAAAAGGCGTTAAATCAAGCGTTAACATTAAAGATCAAGGTACTGTTAATTATTCAGATCTACAGACCATTGCTAATGGCGGTAAACCCGGAAGACACGGACAAGGTAATTCTCGTGGTGGCGGTATAGCTCTAAGAGGTACTAAGTTCTACGGCATTTGCTAGTATGGCTGAAGAAATTACCACAGCACCGATGCCACCTAGGCAACCAAGACCAAGTCTTATATCTGGCGGTCCCGCATACTTTACACCTGAAGGCTATCAAGCTCCTGTACAACCAGAGCAGGCATTCATGCCGACTGATACCAGACCTGATCCAATAGGGGAAAACTTTAGAAGACAATATCCGGATAGGCCTATGCCTCCTCCGCCTATGCCTACACCTCAGCCTCAACCTGAGCCTCCTTTTGATCCAGGACCAATAACGGGACAACCAGTTTATCCTGATCCTATTCCTGCACCTGCACCACAACCAGAATATAATCCTTACGCACAAACTGATTTAGGTAAAAGAGCATTGGGTGGTGAATACATTAATTCAAAAACCTTCCATTGGTTTGATCCAACAACTGGGAAAACTGGAAGTACAACAGAAGGTTGGAGCAGAGTTCCTGATTCAGTAAAAGGTTACACGTACTTAGATGCAGAATCAGCGTCCAATGCTCAAGAAAAATTTAGGACTTTTGAAGACAGAGGAGAAACTCCAGAAGTAGGAAGAACACCTGTAACAACTCCAACTCCTGCTCCTGCGTCTGCTATAGCACCAAAATT